TTAGCTCCAATGTTGGCTCAAGCTGCTCAACGTCTATTGCAGAATAATCAGCAACAGGCTGCACAGCAACAAGCTGCACAGCAAGCGCAAGATCCTTTGGTTCAAATGCAGCAACAAGAGTTACAACTTAAACAAGCTGACCTTGAGCGCAAGAAACAAAAAGATATGGTTGATGCTCAATTAAAAGCAAGTCAGCAACAAATTGAGAAGAGTCGCATCCAAGCACAAACAGTCATGGAAGCGGCTAAAACTCAAGCAGGTCTACAGTCTCAAGAAACACGGGACAAGATACAAATCGGTGCAGATTTGGTTAAGCATATTTCAAGCAAAGACCAAGAGCACAAAATTCAAAACAAACAGCTATTTACACAAGGATTGAGAGACGCTCACCAAGTTGCAGAAGCTGAACAAGCCCGTTTAAACGCTAAAAAGGGTAATAAATGAATGAATTAGAAATAGCAATTAGCAGAATTGATGAACGGATATCAATGATGCAAAACCAATTAGGTAGTGGCGATGCGGTCGAATACAACCAATACCTAACTATATGCGGGATTATTAAAGGTCTGTTGACCGCACGTAGAGAAATAACCGACCTTAAACACAATTTGGAGATCTCGGATGAGTGAAACAATTGATTTGTCACAAGCGGTCGATCTATCAGCGCTAATGGACAAATCCCAAGAAGAAAAAGCAAGCCAATTACCGAAGCCGTCAGGCTATCGGATCCTATGTGCAATACCTGATATTGAAGATGCGTACGAAAGCGGACTCTTAAAGGCAGAAGCGACCATTAACTTTGAAGAAAAGCTGGCAACAGTTTTATTCGTAGTTGCGTTGGGACCAGACTGCTACAAAGATCCAACAAGGTTCCCATCAGGACCTTGGTGCAAAGTCGGTGACTTCATTGTTGTCCGACCAAACTCAGGTAGTCGTTTAAACATTCACGGAAAAGAATTCAGAATGATTAACGATGACACCGTAGAAGCTATTGTGGATGATCCACGTGGCATTAAACGCTCATAAAGGAGAAAAATATGGCAGAAGCATTCCAATTCCCCGATGAAATCGAACAACCAGCAGATTTGCCAGAAGTAAAAGCAGAAATTGAGGCAAAACCCGCTGATTTTGAGATTGAAATTGAAGACGATACCCCAAAAGAAGATCGTAGACGTAGAAATTTACCCGAAGAAGTGGTGCAAGATCTCGAAAAAGACGAGATGGAGCAGTATGACGACCACGTAAAAGACCGTTTACAGCAGTTAAAGAAGGTCTGGCACGATGAGCGTAGGGCAAAAGAAGCTGCTTTGCGTGAACATGAGGCAGCAGTTGCTGCAACGCAAAAACTTTACGAAGAAAACAAGAAAATGAAAGCCTTGTTGTCTTCTGGAGAGCAAGAATACGTAGCTGCGGTAAAAAATTCAGTGGAATTAGAGCTAGATAAAGCAAAACGGATTTATCGTGAAGCTTATGAGTCTGGTGATACTGATCGTATTATTGAAGCTCAAGAAAACATGGTTTCAGCCATGCAAAAACAGGAGCGCATCAACAATTTTAAGATGCCCCCTTTACAAACTGAAGAAAATGAGGTAAAAACACAATATCAAGCTCCTCCTAAGCCCGATATGAGGGCACAGAAGTGGCAAGAGCAAAATTCTTGGTTCGGTCAAGATGAAGAAATGACAGCAGCAGCGCTAGGTTTACACGAAAAACTCAAGCGCAACGGTGTTCATATCGGCTCTGATGAATATTATGCGACCCTCGATCGTACGATTCGCAAACGTTTCCCCGAAAATTTCGAGGAAGAAGCTGTACAAGTCAAAGAAACTCCTAAAGCAAAATCTCCATCAGTAGTTGCTCCAGCGAGTCGCAGCACGAATGCGAAACCAATCAAGCTGAAAACGAGCCAAGTGGCATTAGCCAAAAAACTTGGTATTACCCCAGAGCAATATGCTAGAGAAGTACTTAAATTAGGAGAATAAAATGACTGCAAAAAGAAATAACCGTGATACCGAAGTTCGTGAAATGGCGGAGCGCCCAAAGCAGTGGCGACCACCAGAGTTACTCCCAGAACCTGAAAAGGAAGAAGGATATGAGTATCGTTGGATTCGTGTATCTATGTTGAATACCCCAGATCCTAGAAATTTATCGTCTAAGCTCAGGGAAGGTTGGGAACCCGTTCGAGTCGAAGAACAACCAAAATTTAAACTGCTAGTCGATCCAGATGGACGTTTTAAAGACAACATCGAAATTGGCGGATTGTTACTTTGCAAAACCCCGAAAGAGTTCGTAGACCAACAGCAAGCTTATTATGCTGAACAGACACGGGCACAGACGGAAGCTGTAGATAACAATTTAATGCGTCAATCCGATGCTCGTATGCCTATTTTCAAAGAAAGTAAGTCTACAGTAACGGTTGGCAGATAATTTTAACTTTTAGGAGATTTAAATGGCATATCCAAACGTACCTAGTACATACGGTTTTAAGCCAGTAAATCTTATTGGTGGTCAAGTTTTCTCTGGTTCGACTCGTCAGATTCCTATCCAGTACGGCTTTGGCACTAATATTTTTTACGGTGATATCGTAGGTATTTCACGTGGCTTTATCACACGCTCCACAGTTACCACAGGTGCTGGCGCTACTACTGGCGCAGCAGCAGGTGGTTCTGTAGGTGTGTTTTTAGGCTGCAACTACACAGACCCTGTTACCAAGCAAAAGCGCTACAGCCAATACTGGCCCGCAAGCACTTTAGCTGGTGATGCTTATGCAGTTGTTACTGATGACCCAGACACTTTATTCCAAGTTGCTGTTGCTTCAACCCAAGGCGCTCAAGCCATCGGTTCTGTTGCTACTGCAATGATTGGTTTAAACATCGCTGGTTCTGATTTAGCTGGTAACTTGAATACTGGCGATTCTTACAATGGTATTTTGGCTTCTAACGTTGGTAACAACGCAACATTGCCATTCCGTATCGTTGATTTGAAACGTGATTCAGCTATTCAATTCACTACTACTTACACTAGCGGTACAGGCACATTAACTGTTTCAGCTTTGCCTTCTAACTTGTTAGTTGGTACTGAAGTTGGTTATATTGCATCTAACGGTCAATACGTTGGTACAGGTTCATGGGTTTCTACATTTGCTGCTGCTGGTGCAACTTCTGTTGTATTGAATAGCGCACAAGTAACTGTAAACAGCCCAACTGGAACTGCATCTACTGCAATGACTATTCCTGCGTCAAGCACATTGGTATTTACTCAATATCCCGAAGCTTATGTTAAGTTTAACTTCGGTATCCATGAGTACTATAACAATACTGCTCAAGCTGTAACACTTTAATCTAAGGAGCATTAAATGGCTATTTCTCGTGCACAACTACTGAAAGAGTTGCTCCCCGGTTTGAATGCATTGTTCGGACTTGAGTATGCTCGTTATGGTGAAGAACACAAAGAGATCTACGAAACTGAGACCTCTGAGCGTTCTTTTGAAGAAGAAACAAAACTGTCAGGCTTTAGCGCTGCACCAGTCAAACCCGAAGGCAATGCCATCGCTTATGACAATGCGCAAGAAGCATGGACAGCTCGCTACAACCACGAAACTATTGCTCTTGGCTTTAGCTTAACTGAAGAAGCAATCGAAGATAACCTCTACGATTCTTTGTCAGCTCGCTATACCAAAGGCTTGGCTCGTGCGATGGCTTATACCAAACAGGTAAAAGCTGCTGCTGTATTGAATAACGGTTTTAATTCTGCTTACACTTATGGTGATAGTCAGCCTTTGTTCTCTACTGCACACCCATTGGTTAACGGTGGTACTAACGCTAACACTCCTTCAACTCCTGCTGACTTGAACGAAACCGCATTGGAAAATGCTGTTATTCAAATCGCTGCATGGACTGATGAGCGTGGCTTATTGATCGCTGCTAAACCACGTAAATTGGTTGTTCCACCTGCATTGCAATTCGTTGCAACTCGTTTGTTAGAAACCGAACTCCGTGTTGGTACTAATAACAACGACATCAACGCAATTAAGAACAATGGTTCTGTTCCAGAAGGTTATACAATTAACCACTTCTTGACAGCTACCAATGCATGGTTCTTGACAACTGATGTTCCAAATGGTTTGAAACACTTTGTACGTACACCACTCCAGAATTCTATGGATGGTGACTTCGATACTGGTAACGTCCGTTACAAGTCTCGTGAGCGTTACAGCTTTGGTGTATCAGATCCATTAGGTGTATACGGTTCTTACTAAGAACTACCCCCCTGTTGGTTTAGACTGATAGGTGCAACCCCCGCTCAAAAGGCGGGGGTTTGCTTTTATATAATCCAAAAAATTTGATATTGATCAAAAGCAGGTTCAATTCCTAGATTTTTAAAATATTCAAGTACTAACCAACCTTTACCTACTCTGGTTGATCCAACCATCCAGTTATCATCTACCCCTACTAATGCACCTTTTTTTAAACTTGACAAAATAGATTCCAACTCTTTTAAATGATGCGTTGCACTTTCTACCTGAAGCTCTGGAGTCCAGTCAAAACTATCCAAATATAACAAATCAATTTTTCTATTTTCGGCTTTTAACTTATCATTTAATTGCTGTAAATATAAAACACTATCTGATTGAACAACCGATGTTTTTGGACAAACCATTTGTTTTTTACAGTTTTCCACACTATGCGGGGATAAATCAATGGTAATAAATTCACCACCATATTCATTAGTATATTTGTCAAACAGTAAACTGCTTTGCCCGTCTCCTGCATAATTATTTTCAATACGAGCGCATCCTGTCTCAATAATAAACGGATCTTTAATATCCTTAAGATAATTAAAAATAAAGTCAAACCCTGTAGCACGTTTGTCTAGCATATGTCTTACATCTTCATAAAACTTCATTTAAAAACTCCTTAGTCATTTGCATACCACGATCAAATGAAGCTTCTACATCTTTATAGCGAAAGACTTTCATAACACCATCTTGAACGTATGGATTAATAAATAGCTCATCACGAGGTTGATCAATATAGTCTGCAAGCCATACAAACGTAGGAATGCGATTCATAGCACTCATTGTTTTGAATCCGCTATCGCTTCCAACCAAAGCTCGGCATTGACTTACATAGCCAAGGCTTACCGCTGGGTTTGGATCTGATACAAATTTAAGCGACTCTGATTCACGAATACCCATTCCTTTAAGCTCTTCTTCCAAACCAAAAACCATCAGGTTATAGTTTTTGGATTTAAGTTCTTTAATTACTTTGGCGGGAATAGATTTAAGAATCATGCCAAATTTCTTTTGCGTATCGATAGCAAAAGCGCTGCCATTGATATGAACCCCTACTACGGGTTTACCATTAGTAAATAACGGTTTTTGATGATCAAACGGATAAATATCAAAATACTTTGAACGAGGACATTGAAGCATAGGATGATTGCGGGAAAAAGACCCAAGTATTTTATTTTGTTCATCTAAAGTAGAAAAAATATGAATTGATTCTGGTTTAATGCCAATTGTTTTAAAAAACTCAGGAGCACCTTTTAAGTGACTTATAACCCGATAGCCAATAGGATTTTTACGATTGTCATCAATGTAGGGTAAACATTGTAAAAAATCACCCATACCGCCTAACAATAAGATTATTTGCTCCATTCGATTAAATCCTTTTTAATGTTTTGAACTACAGATTCCCAATCACCCAATTTGGGCTGGCGGTAAAGTTTGATGGTGGGATACCAAGGACTGTCGGTTCTGTCCATAAACCAGCGCCAACAAGTATCAAAACGGTTCATAAGCCACACTTCCTTGCCCATAGCAGCCGCTACGTGAGCCGTAGACGTGTCAACGGCAATGACTAGGTCTAGGTTCCAAATATATGCTGCGGTGTCTGCAAAGTCTTTAAAAAGTGGTGTATGGTTACACATTCTGGATCTCCAGCCCAAACAATTGTAAAGTTCTTGTTCTGGTCCTTCGCCTTTTTGTAAAGAATAGAAGTTAACATTGTCAAGTTTTAATGGAAGTAAACGTTCTAAAGAAATGTTTCTACGTTCATTGACAGCCCAAACTTCTGGCTGATCAGGTCTAAATCCTCCAGACCAAACCAATCCAACATTCTTTTTTCCATTTGCTAACAGCATTGGAGAAAAATATTCAACCAAAGCGGGATCAGGCTTTAAGTAAATACCATAAGGTATGTTATCCATACGTGTTTTAAAAGCACGAGGAAGGCTCATAACCGATATATGGTAGTCAAACGGGGGTATGGCATCACCCGTAGAAATAATTTGATCTACGCCCTCTAAACTGCTTAGAATTCGTACCAATGGTTTGTCTGTGCCAATAATAACTTTTGCCCCAGCTTCTTTGGCTAATTTTGCATAACGGCAAAATTGAAGCATATCGCCAAGACCTTGCTCGCTGTGAATAAATAAAGTCTTGTCGTTTAAACTTTGAGTTCCGTCAAAAAGAATACCGGGTAAATTTTTGCGGGGATAGGTTTTACGATTCCAGCGCCATTCGTGTTCTTCCCAAGCTGTTTCATATTCACCACGCAAAAGAAGACATAAAGACCTGTTAAAACGGGCATCGGCAAGATTTGGGTCAATTTCTACAGCTCGGCTATAGTCTGCTAAAGCTTCGTCTGGACGACCTAAATTTTGATAAACCAATCCACGGTTATTATAAAAAGCTTCCACGCCCTTGGGATTTTGTTTGATTCCAGCCTCGTAACATGATAAAGTTTCTTCCATGCGATGCAATTTTTGCAGGGCTATTCCTTTGTTGTTATAAGCCTCTGGGAAATTTGGTTTAAGACTTAGGGCTTTATCATAAAGCGCAATTTCTTCTTCGGTTTTATGCATTTTTCCTATCACAATGCCTTTGTTGTAATAGGCTTCAGCATATTTAGGGTTTAATTTAATAGCCCTATCAAAGTCTTCAATTGCTAATTCTGGCTGTCCTATAGCTTCAAACGCATTTCCACGATTATTTAAAGCCACAAAATTGTCAAAATTACGTTCCAATGACATACTAAAATATTGCACGGCAGCGATATAGTTTTTAACACTACCTAAAATACAGCCAATCAGATGATAAGCATCGCAATGTTCTGGCTGACTGCCAATAATGCTTTCGCATAACATAATTGCTTTTTCATTGTTTCCTTCGTTGTGCGCTTTAAAAGCGTGTTGAAGTTTAACAATATTATGTGGGTTAAGAGATTTGCCTTTTAACTTAGGAACGTTCTTGCTTTTCATGTATGAAGTCTATCACAAAAAATAAAAAAAACAACAAGTTTAAACTTGCAAGATGTTTAAACTTAGTGTATAAATACAACTATCTGGGTGATTCGCCTATTCCACCACTGCCCCAGCAGACGATGCAAAGATCGGGATAGGTACTTTTGCATAAGGAGTCCATTATGGGACGTAGTACATTTGAAGGTCCGATTCTATCGGGAGACCAAAGATTTGGTCCACAACGTGACGTTGGTTCAGTTATGTTGTCGCAGTATGTTTTTTTAAATTTTGCTAACACTACCTCTGGTACTGCTGGTTATGGTGGTGGCTCTAGTACATTTGTTGATGCTAATGGTATTCCTAACCAAGCAGCAACTATTTGGACACCGCAAGCTGGCGCATACAGCACTAGCGGTCCAACCTTAGCAACCGTTCCTACTGCTGATGTAGCCGGTACTATTTATCGTGGTTGTGCATTCTTATTGCCAGCAAGTTCCTATTTATATGCACTAGATTTAGATTTTATTGCTAACCCAGTTGATGCAGCTACTTTGTCTCCTTCAACAGTTGCTTGCTATGTATCTAATCAATTTGTAACTTCTGCTACTGGCGCTGTATATGCAAGCGTTGCTTCAAATACCAGCACAGCTATTGGTCGTACTGCCGCAACTTTTACTGCAACCCAATATGCAAACTGCGAATCAACTCTGCAAGACGTTCAAAATATTCAACCCGGTCAGCAGCCTACGTGGTTTAGTCAAGTAGTGGTTACTTTGGCGATGACTGGTAATAGCTGGAATGCTCCTGTATCTGGTAAATTTGGGGTAACTTTACGATATCTTCAAGCTGATACCAATATTGGAACAAGTACAACTTACCCATACGGTAACTTTGACTAATTAATCCAAGGAGGGGGAAACCCCTCCATTAACAATTTAGGAGATTAATTATGCCAACTGTGCCAGCAACTAATAACGCATTAAATTCGATTACCCGTCAGGCTCGTACTGAACCTTTTGATTTGCAAGTAGCTCGTGGTCAAATCACGGGTCACACAGCCATCAGTATTTTTGGATATCAGGCAACTGTTTCAAACGTAGCAATTCCTATTTGGGAAAATCCTACTGCATATACCTTTGCTACTTCAGCAACAACTCTTTCTATTGCAAGCTCATCTGCAACCGATGTTTCTCCAGCAGCCGTTACCATTAATGGTTTAGATGCTAACTTTAACCCTATTTCAGAAAATGTAGTGTTAACTGGCACTGCTGTAGCAACCACTATTGGTAGTTATTTAAGAGTAAATTCAATGGTTATGACTGGTGTTGCAGCAAGCCAAACAGCAAACGTAGGAACAATTACCGCAAAACAAGGAAGCAATATACTTGGTCAAATTAATATTGGAATTGGTAAATCTCAAAGCACTGTTTACACAGTTCCAAACGGATATAGCTTTTATCTTTCGTTTGCTGAAGTCAATACATCAAATAGTTATACCAGTGCAAATATCGTAACCTATAGAGTACAAGCAATAAATAACAATAATGGTGTTACGTCAACGGTATTACAGCAACCATTTGTTTCAATTTATACCGCTAATAGATCCTCTGAACCATTTTTATATAATTCAAAAACTGATATTCAATGGCAGCTTTCTACTAGCACTGCAACCGCTGTTGCGGCTGGTGTAATTATTGCTGGTAAATTAATTAAAAATGCGGGCGATGGTCCTACTTATTAATCATGGCTAAAACTCCTGCATGGCAGCGTAAAGAAGGTAAAAACCCAGAAGGCGGTTTAAACGCTAAGGGCAGAGCTTCTGCTAAAAAACAAGGCATGAATTTGAAACCACCTCAGCCAGAAGGTGGATCACGCAAGAAGTCATTCTGTTCCCGGATGAAAGGCATGAAGAAAAAGTTGACATCTGCAAAAACAGCAAGCGATCCAGATAGCCGTATTAATAAATCTTTAAAGAAGTGGAAGTGCTAATGGATTCAATTATGCAATTTTGGAATGTATTATTAACTATTGTGGTTGGCGCTATTGGATTTTTTGTTAAAGAAAAGTTTAATGATTTAGATCGTGTAGTTATTTTGGTTAATAAAACCCGTGAAGAAATGGCTCGTGATTATATTACTAAGATTGAAGTAAGAAGCGATATGGAACAGATTATTGCTAGATTTGATAAGCTAGAAGCTAAATTAGATCGTTTTATTGAAGGACACAAATAATGCCAAGCACAAGCAAAAAACAACATAATTTAATGGAAGCGGTTGCTCATAATCCAGCATTCGCTAAGAAAGTAGGCATCCCTCGCTCTGTTGGCGAGGATTTTAGTAAAGCCGACAAGGGCAAAACTTTTAAAAAGGGTGGAGAAATGAAAAAGAAAATGGCAAGCGGTGGCGAGACTATGGGTTCTCGCTCCATGAAAGAAGATGTAGAAGCTGGCTCAAACAAACATGGCAAGTTTGGCGAGAGCAAAGCTCAGAAAAAAGGTCATACAAAAGGTATGAATTTGGGTGATGCAGGTAAAAAAGAGCCAATTGAAGGCGAAAAAAACATGAAGTCATTTATGGCTGGCATGAAAAAAGGCGGCAAAGTTAAAAAGATGGCTGCTGGCGGTACTGCCTCTAGCCGTGCTGATGGCATTGCACAACGTGGCAAAACAGTTGGTAAATATTGCTAATAAAGGAAATATTATGAAAATGGATCACCCACCAATCTCTAAAGATATGCAAGCTGAAGAGCATATGATTCACCCAGAGCACATTGAAAAGCATCATGGCGGAGACGGGCACGTTCAACACCACGAGCATTACAAAGCTCACGCTGCTGGTCACAAACTCCATCACGAGCACGTAAAAGCTATGTGTGGCGGTGGCTATGCTAAGGGCAAGAAGTAATGATGGCGAGCCGTGGAATGGGTGATATTAACCCTTCCAAAATGCCTAAGAAAAAGGTTATTGAGCGTACCGATAACCCTGATTCTGTTGATATGTATAAAAAGGGTGGTGAAGTTTGGAATAAGCCACGTCCAAAAGGATTAGGCAAACCCAAAAAAATGTCTGAAAGCAAAAAAGCCAGCGCTAAAGCAATGGCTAAAGCAGCGGGTAGACCTTATCCAAATTTAGTTGATAACATGAGAGCAGCGAGGAAAAAATGAGTTTATTTAAACATTTTGAAGATGAAGCAGAACACGTATTAGATATTTTGAAAAAGGCTATCCGTCATGAAATGCAAGTTTTTGGTGCTGTTAATCCAACATCTGAAGCATTATTAAAGACTGTAGAAGCTCATTTAGAAACTCCCGCTTCTATGCCTGTAGAAGAGCCTGTAGCGCCCGTTCAAGTAGCAGTTGCTACCCCAGCATCAACTGAACAAAACGTGGCTTAAAACGGCTAAATAATGGCTTATACCAGTGGTACTTCGTCTTTTAACCTTGACCTCACTGAGCTTGTAGAAGAAGCCTTTGAGCGTTGTGGCTCGCA